CCAAAGGTGGATGCACCTGCAGCATTTGTGCCACACGCTGCTTCAGTACCTTTAATTAATGTGATCATTATTCTAAACTTTTATTGACTATTTATGATATGTTCTTATTATGCTTTTTTTAATCTTGCACCTAGTCTTTTCAGTTTGATGTAATCTCTAGGTTTATTAGGGTCTAACTCAGGATATGCTTTCAAGACATCTTTATTAATTTTACCTGTGTAATCCTTCTTAGCAAGTGGTAAAAAAGAACTTGGAAAAGGATATTTACTTCTAAATTTTTGATTTTCTTTTTTAATAACATCAGGAGTTCTAATAAATCTTAAGTCAGATTTAACAACATCTATTTGTTTTGGAGTTACTGGTGGTGGTAATTCCTCCATTAATTGTTTAAATGTTTTCATCAGCAGTTCCACCTCCTTAATGCTTTATTTATTCTTGAATCTGGATCTCTTGCAGTCTTTGCAGATGTAAGTCTCTTCTTCATACCTTTCATTCTTCTACAGAATGATAGTCTTCTCTTTGCAGATTTAGAACCCTTCTTTAGTTTTTTAGGATCTTTTGTGACTGCAGTTTTTAACTTAGAACCAGGATTTTCACGACGATATGCTTTAACTGCTTTTTTACTCATACCATCAGTCTTGTCCTTACGATTAACTTTCTGCCAATCTTCACCTAAATCTTCTCTCCAATTTGAAGGAGTTGGTTTTAGTGGTTCTGGTTTGATGATGTCAATCGCTTCAACTTCAGTAAATTTGATATCATCTTTATTCCAATCTTGAATTAGTAATTCACTTTCAATCGCAGTTTCTTCTGTTTTCATTGCTTCTTTACGAATTTTTGCAAAGTAGATTTTTGTTCCTTCTTCCTTACCATATTGAGCAATCATATTCTTTTTCATATCAGAGTCATCATATTTTTTCTTTAACAGTGTGTCCTTTCTTTTCTGAGCAGGAGTCATTGTTGCTTCAGTTTTCAAACCATAAATGTTTTTGTTTTTATTTAAAGGTGATGCCTTGAAAGGAGAACCTGTATGCTGACTAAATCTTGACTTAGTAGAAGTTCTTTCACCAGGTTCAGGCATTCTCATAATTGTTCTTGTACCAGGTTGAACTCTAATAAGTTTTCCTGTTCCAGTAACTTTACCCTTCTCATCTCTTGTTACAGTATACTGATCATTTGGTTTATATTCAACCTTTTTAGGACCACCCTTCAATTGTCTATCAGAAACATACTTATCAACATCTTGTTCTATTTTCTTTTCTCTTCTTTTATCTAGTGCAGATTTAATAGCAGCACCAACACCTGTAATTGCTCCAAGTCCTACACCTCCGATACCCACTTTTCTGATAGGAACTTTAGATAACATTTTCATTCCTTTTTGTACAAACGCACCAATCTTTTCATCAAGAACTTCACCCTCTAATTCATTTGACATGTACAATTTAGTATAATCAACCTGAGATTTTACACCCTTTGGCAGTGCCATATTTTTAGGATTTTTAGGTGTCTTTGGTATTTTTACTTTTTCCTCTAAAGAAGAAGTATCTTTTACTTCTTCTTCTTGGACTTTTTTACGCAGTTTGGATACCTCTTACCAAACATTGTTTTCATTCCTTTCTTTTCATAACCCTTCCAACACTTTTCATCTAAGGTTTCTCTCCAATCATAATGATCTTTTACAGTATTCTTCTCTTTTTTCTTATACAATGGTTTACCTTCAAAATCTTTACCAGTTGATTGCTGTCTTCTAAGTAACTCTGCAGTAAATTTATTCTGAGTAGAATATCCATCTTTACCTACTTCACCCTTCCCAGAAAAATGTTTGTTAGCTGTTTTTACAAATGTATCATCACTCATACCATGAGACATAATATATTTCATATCTGGTGCTTTAACAGATGCAACTTTATCTGTCTTTTCTTGTAAAGCATCTGACTTATACTCCACTTCTTCTTTTTTAGAATTACCCCAGTTTGCAGCACCTACCTTACGACACTTAACTAATGCACCTGATGCATAAGCACTTGGCCAAACTGAATATCTTGACTTAACTTTGTGATAACAAGCATCTTTTGTGCCACTGCCTTTACCTTTTTTATCTTTAACTTCTGTAAGATCTATTTCTGTCTCTTCTGTATCTTCTAAAATAATATCTCCTACTTCTATACCATTCTCTGCAAACCAACCACGATTAACTTCAATTGCATATCTTATATCACCATCAGGATATACTGGGATAGGGTTCATTGGATCTAATTCTTTAATACTTTCAATTATACCCTCTTCGTTAATAAACGCAATATCAAGAGGTATAAAAGTATTCTTCATATGGAAAGAATGATAATCAGTGTTTTCAAATATAAAAAGCATACCACGATCTTTCTCTAAACTCTCACGGAACATTAGACCTAATTTAAATTCCCCATCGTTTTGTGGAACTTCAAGTTGAAGTGGTAATGAGATAAATTCTTCTTTCATTTTCTTTTTCTTTTTAGATTTTTTCTTGTCAGTTGAGACATAGGTAGGTTTTGCAGCACCTCTTTTAGATTGCTGATTTGGATCTGCCCTTTTCTTTCTTCTCGCTGCAGATAATCTTTCTTTCTTA